TATAAGCCGAAGGGGTTTAAAAAGTGAGATGTTGCATGGATACAGTTATGAAGCAAAAGAAGGTCATTACGATTCAGATGACGCGTATTGACTTAGAGAATGTGAAGGCAGGCGAGGCCATTACAGCAAAAGTAAAAACCAACTTCGAGTCAGAAGTACCGTATGAGGTCGTAGTAAAGCGTGAAGGTAAAGAGAACACGGATAACACCCTATGATGTAGGAAACTTTGCAGCAATCCTAAAAGGTTGGTCGCATTGTGAGACTAGCTTTTTCCTTAAGCAATTTTGGATTAGCTTTGGCATGACAGAGATGCAGTTTTATAAGCGTCTTTGGCGTGCTAAGTCCGAGATTGACGGTTTTGATTTCGAAGAGATTAAGAAAAACTTGAAGCGTAACCGTTTCATGAGAGACCGAAAGGGGTATAAGTCTTATGGCGCAAAAAAAGCGACTATCGTCAATTTCGAAGGGGAAGAAAGTACCCGTCAAGAAGCTAAGCAAGATGAAAAAGAAGCCGGGGGGGAGTAACGTTGGGTCGTATCCTAAGGTACCTCAATCAGAAATGGCAGGCAAGGCGGGAGGCGCACCGGCGGGGTCATATCCCATTAACACTTTGTCCAGAGCTAAAAGCGCCCTTAAGCTCGCCCATAACGCCCCTAATCCTTCAGGTGTGCGAAAGGCTGTCTACGCCAAGTACCCAAAGCTTAAAAAGAACAACTCAATATCCCAGAAAAAGAAAAGTAAGTAGAGTCAACCTAGCACCCTGCGGAGACTATTACCCTGAAATTGAAGGAGGTCAACAGTGGTGTTATACGTTCGACGAAGACGAGCCAACCGTAGAAGCCGAGGAATAAACATGGGTTTTTTTACTACATTGTTCCTTGTACTACTCATTCTAAAATTAACAGAAACTATAATTATATCTTGGTCAATTCTAATACTCATTTTGTTTATGCCGTTTTTCCTATTCTTGGCATTCACTGTATTAGTAGGAGCGTTGGCGATGATAGCAGCATTGTTTGATTAAGGAGATAACACATGACGGAAGAAAACACACCAGTTGAAGAAGCAAAAGCACCAGTTGAAGAAGCAAAAGCACCAGTCGAGGAGCTAAAAACACCAGTAGCAGAGACAGAAGCTAAGCAAGAAGAGCCTTTAAGTATCCTGCCATCTGAAATGGAAGCACAGCTAGCTAAGGCATATCAAAGGGGAGCTAACCTACTCTATTCGGAGCTTATCGGGTACCTTTTCTCAACATGCGAAGTGTTTGCAGCAAACTTTAAACCAGAGAATAGCCCACATCATGCGTTTTTAGGCTTCGTCCTTCAAACAATGGGTGAAGAGTTTAACAAAAAATATGTAACCAAAGAAGAGGTCAAAGATGAAAAAGACGATGGGAAGCCCGAAGCAGTGCAAGGAGAAGTTAAAGAAGGTGAAGAAGCACCTAAAGAGCGACATGAAGATGTTCAAGGAGGAGCGTGCGGAGGACAAGAAGCTTGTGAAGAGCCTAAGCAAGAAGAAGAAAAAGTAGAGGTGAACGCATGAAAGCTACCAAATTAGTAACATTTATGTTGTTTGCATGTCTTCTTACAGGATGTGCAAGCCACATCAAGCTAAGTTATGGGTTCGAGTATGACGGACAAGTAGAGCGTGAGAATAAGGATGAAACCCTTGTAGGTGAGTAATGGTATGGTGGGACGCTGACGGCGTAGGTCATTTCTTCCCTCCTCCTAAGCCCGGGTCAAGTACGGAAACTAAGAGGTGGAAGGAGTTTAGAGAGTATGACAAAGAACACCCCGGATTATGGGAACAGTTCAAGATTAATACCTTTGAAGCATGGGATAAGGGATACCGCAAGATAGGCGCCCACCTCATAGTACACCTCATTAGATGGAATGGCCCAGATAAGACACAAAAGATAAACCATAATTACTTTCCATATTACGCCCGAAAGTTTATGAATGAGTTTCCGGAGTATGCCGGAGTATTTGAGTTGCGTAGGTTAACAAAACATGGCTGAAAAGAAAAAGACAGGTAGACCCACAGAGTGGACACCCAAGAAGTTAGAGAAGCTTGGTAAGGAGCTTCATGACTATTGTAAGCGTCCGGATGTTTGGCATATCTCAGAATTTGAGGTAGGTGAAAAGGGTCAATCTCCCGGATGGTTGAAGATGATAGCCACTAGACATAAGCAGTTTCGTGCGATTCTTCAAGGGGCAAAGCATATTTTAGGTCAAAAAATGGTTAGAACCGCGATGGATGGCAACGGTAATAATTGGGTTATCGGTAAGTTTGTTCCTATGTATCTCAAGGATGTAGACGACTTCGACGAAGACAAGAAAGACAAGCAGTTAGACCGAGAACTTAAGAAAGAGAAGTACAAACACGAGCTTGGTGCAGCAAAGCACGAAGAGGCCGGCGCTAAGATTGATGCCTTTGACAAGGCAACTGAACTAGCAATGGAGAACAAAAGACTACGGGAAGAGCTTGAAAAGCTTAAAGGTGAATAGATGGTGGCAACTTACAACAGTATGCCATTATCAGACAAGCAATTGGTATCTTATACTGAGAGTACCAAACGTCTTAACATATGGGAAGGCTCGGTACGTAGCGGTAAGTCTTTTATTTCTATCCTTCGTTTTATTAAGGAGCTGCGGTCAGGCCCTCCCGGTCACGCCATGATTGTTGGCCCGACAAGGGACAGCATACAGCGTAACGTTATTGTAGAGATGTGCCACCTACTCGGGTTCCCATGCCCCACACCCAAAACAACACAAATGGTCATGTTCGACCGTATAATCTATTTCGTAGGGGCTAACGATGAGAGAGCGCAACGTAAGATACAGGGGTCAACGCTTGCTATTGCTTACGTCGATGAGATGTCACTCATACCTTATGGATTTATTAAGATGCTTCAATCTCGATTGTCTGTTACCGGTGCAAAGCTCTTTGGAACTACTAACCCCGATTCTCCTTTCCATTGGCTCAAGACTGAATTTCTAGACAACCCCGAGATAGACCTAACACGTTGGCACTTTCGCATTGAGGATAACCCAAGCTTAGACAAGTCATACATAGACGCATTAAAGGCAGAGTATACAGGCCTATGGTACAAGAGATATATTGAGGGATTATGGGTACTAGCCGAAGGAACGGTATACGAGTTCTTTGATGAAGAGCAGCATGTAATACCATACCCAAGCAAGAGAGCCGAATACTACATCATAGGGATAGACTACGGAACCACTAACCCAACCGTTTTCAACCTCATTGGATATAACCCCAACAACTACCCTAACATTTGGCTTGAGAAAGAGTATTTCTACAGCTCTAAGGTAACAGGACGGCAGCAGACAGACACCGAGTATGCCGAAGACCTGAAAGCATTCTTGCAAGGATACAACGTACAAGCCATCTATCTTGACCCATCGGCAGCCTCATTCAGAGCAGAGCTATTCCGTCAGGGAATAGAGGACGTACTAGATGCGGACAATGATGTAATCAACGGCATACGCTTTCAATCGCAACTACTATCTAACGGAACCTTCAAGATATGTGCAGGGTGTAAGAACGCTATAAGAGAGTTTGGAACCTACGTATGGGACTCTAAAGCATCGCTTAAGGGTGAGGACAAGCCAGTTAAGGAAAATGACCATAGCATGGACGCTATGCGTTATGCATTGTACACGCATTTCGGCTCAATGTTAGACAATAACTTGATTAAACCCGAAGACATTGACCGGATGTATCAGGAAGCTACAGGGTACCAAAAGGAGATACCGAGAGTATTTCAGCAGCCTAATGAAATGGGGGTAGGTTCTTATTTTTAATTACTATAAATTTGTGGTATATATAGGAAGTAAATAAGTGGAAAAAGTCAAGCCAAACCGAGACGGGTTTTTTAAAATTATAGACAAGCTCCCAGTAGAGTATGACCTATGTATCATGGTTGGTAAAAACGGTAAGACAGCGATGGGATGGAGAACATCGGGGAATAAATGGGATGGACACAGTATTAAACGTATAGATGAGGTAATAGCGTGGAAGAAAGCGAAAGAGATGTAGAGATGGATTGGATTAAGGTAGAAGACGATTTACCACAGGACAAATTTGAAGCGCGAATAGTATTCGTTAAACCAATTCCAAAAGACCTCCCATCTTTTTACCAGCTTTCAACGTTCAATAGAGGCCGAGGATGGTCGAGTATCCCAGATTGTTGCGAAGTAATAGCGTGGTGTGACTTCAAGGAAGTACCAGACGATTATATTGAAAAGGAAGAGCCTAAGAAAGCCGAGGTGGTTTATCGGGAAATTAAGGAAGAGAAACCTAAGTCGTGGTTCTTCCCATGGAAAAATTAACAAGGGTGTGAGGTATGACGCTAACTAGAAATAATGTTGATGAGAACTATTACGCCGATGGTGGTGATAATTGCCGGCATATCTTACAGAGGATGGATAACACTTATTCAGAGTCTATCACCCTAAACCAATCCTTTTGGTCAGAGGCAGATATAGACACAAGGTTTAAAGCCGGTGACCAGACGCTTTGGAATGATGTTTACGGGAACTTGCCGGCGTTCAGAAAAAAGCAGTTCTATTTTAACAGAATCCGACGGGTAGTCAATATGATAACCGGTCATCAGCGCAAACACCGCAAATCTATCATCGCTATCCCAGTAGAGAACTCAGACGATGCAACAGCTAGCCTTTATACCAAGGTGA